ACTAGCGTATCATCTACATATTCTTTAGTGGCAGCATGATTATCTTGTGTAGGTGTACCTACTACTACGCTGCCACCAAAGGATCCGCCATTGGTAACTAGAAGACCATTTTTGACTTTAAAGTCTTTATTATTAGTCGTCAAACTATAGCCTCCTTAAGTTATTTACTAAACTAACAATGTGCCAACAACTGTTACATCTGAGTTATTGTTTAATGTTGTTACTCTTAGTCTTACATCTGTTCCAGATACGTCTGCAGAAATGCTGGATGAAGATCCATTTGTTCCTACAATTGCGTACTCTGTAATTGCTATGTTGTCTGAAGTATCAAGAGTTAACATAACTTTTGATATTTCTGTGTGCGTGCTATAAGCAACCTTTACTAAAAATTCTGCTGAGCGAAATGATGCTTTTGCCCAATCGAATGCTGTAATTGTGCTTGCTGTTGCAACTTCTACTGTTGCTGCAACTTGTCTAGCAACACTATTAACATCAATTTCAGTGAAATTAGGAACTACTGCTTCAAGAGCATCTACTGCACGTTGATCTGTGAAGTAAAGGTTTGTTGTTCCTTCAGTTAGATCATCTGTATCAGAATCTGCTACACCATTTTCTGCGGTAATAGTAAGTCCTGAACCTGAGCCTGTGATTGTAATGTTTGTTAGTGTTGCATTTGTTAACAAATCTGCTGCAGAACCTTTAGCACGAGCATCGGTAAAATATTGATTATTTGTACCTTCGTCTAAATCATCTGTAGTAGAGTCTTCTACTCCGTTTTCTGCAGTAATGATCAATTCACCAGAAACTTCAGTGATAGAGATGTTTGTTTGGGTTGAACCAGTTAATACGTCTCTAACTCTTTGTGCTGTGAAATATTGATTTGTTGTACCTTCTGCTACATCATCAGTATCTTGGTCATCTACATATTGCTGAGTTGCAATTTCATTTCCAGATGCTGCTGATCCAAGGTATGAAGTACCATCTGCATTAAGAATAATGTCGCCATTATTAGTAGTTAGTACTATATCATCACTACCATCAATTTTTAAATTATCTGCATTTGCATAAATTGCAGAATAATTATTTATGCCATCTTGAAAATGAAGTGAATCTGTAATTGTTTTATTGGAAAGACTTTGAGTATCTGATGTTCCAACAATATTACCAGAAACTCCGTGTGTTGAAGTTAAATCAGCATGTGTTGAAATAGCACCTGCTGGTTCGTACCAAGTATCAACAGTTGTACGATCTACTGAAACTTCTAGACCATCTACTGTAATGCCTGATCCTGCTGTTACAGAACCTGAACCAGAGAACTGTGTCCAGTTTTGTGCTGTAAAATCAGTTAGGTAAGCATTGCTTTGTACCCAAGAAGTTGCACCATATTGGTCTCCTTCTGCAACATAAACTGCTGCACCAAGAAGTTCTGTGTATACATCTGCATCTGCTGAACGAGTTAAAACTACATCCCCATCAACGTTAGAAATAACATAGATACCATTTTGTGATCCTGTTGTCTGCCCTACAAGAAGTACTCTAAGTCCAGCATCTGCTGTAGTAAGAACATGTCCATCGTATGTTCCAGCGGCATCTAAAAGATCGCTAATGTTTGAATCAATCTTTACGTGTACTGCATTCTTCCAGTCAAGACCAGAAATTGCGTTATCTACATATGAGTGAGTTGCAATCTCGTTACCTGCTGATGATCCACCAATGTATGAATTTCCATCTGCATCAAGGATTATATCTCCACTATCTGAAATAATTTTAACATCAGCACCAGACGCTACTGTTTTAAGATCAAGATCTCCATAATTAGCCTTAATCTCAAACTCATGGTTTGGAGAAAGAATAGAAATTTGTCCTTCATCATTTACTGTTACACCATCTGTAAAATATGTTGTATCAATAAATCTTTTATTTGAAAGATCTTGTGTATCAGTTGTTCCAACTACTGAACCAGTTACTCCGTGTACTCCAGAAGTTAAACCTTCGTGTGTTGAAAGATCTCCAGCAACATCGCTTGCTGCTCCGTTTGCATCATACCAAGTATCTACTGTTGTACGATCAATTTTAATTTGTGCAGCATCAATATGAAGACCACCAGACACATCAGCAGATATATCTCCAGTTGTATCATTAAATGAAATTCCATCTCCACCTGTAAGTGTATCTCGAACACGTTGTTCTGTAAAGTACTTGTTTGTTGTGCCTTCTTCTAAATCATCAGTTGTAGAATCGTCCACACCGTTTTCTGCAGTGATGTGTAAGTCTCCATCAACTTCTGTTATAGAAATATTAGTTTGTGTTGATCCAGTCAAAACATTCTTTACACGTTGTGCTGTAAAGTATTGATTTGTTGAACCTTCTGTTAAATCATCAGTATCGTGATTAGAGATATCTGATACTTGACCAAGAACGTCTCCTATAAGATCTGCTGAGATTTCTCTTGCAGCAAAATCTCCATTTGCATCACGTATTACTACTTTTAAAGCAGTGCTTGCTGAGGTAGCAGCACCTTCAATAAGATCAATAAGATAATCTTGATCATCTTGTTTTTTTGTAAGAATGTCATAGTTGTTAATAGTACCTGTGGTACCTTCTACTACTAAACCACTCTTTACTTTGAAATTTTTTGTTACTGTTGCCATTGCTTATCTTCTCCTTTTATGCCTTAAGTCCTATACGTGCGTAACGTACAGTGACTGGCTTGATTGTTGGATGTGGGGTAAAGTTTAAACTAACCACACTTCCAGATCTAGATATATCAATGGTGCCAATATTCCCATCATTATCTATTGTTCCATATTCGGTTACATTGAGATTTATCCCATCAACCAATACGGTCAACTCTGTTGCATAGTAGTAGTTATCTCCTTGTGTTTTTTTAGAAATTGAAACAAGGTATTTAACTACTCTCCATTCTGTAGAATTAAATGTATCTATTACTGTAAAATTATCTATTTCAGAAATTGTGTTATCATTATTTCCATAAGTTCCTAATCTGGTGGCCTGCGAAGAAGTAGTGTCAATTAAATCTTCATAGTCTTGTTGAGATGGCCTATCGCCAGTCTCATAACGTGATTTTATTGTAGGAATAGATATTTGTGCCATACTTAGATTATAACATAATTTTGATTTTTACATTATAATATATAGTTGCTAAATCCAATTATTTGAAGGGGTATTGGTGGTACATTATTTGGACCATATCCTTCTATTGTTATGGTAGTAAATCTTATTCTAAAAGGTAGGGTGTAGTTTATTTCTACCGTGTTGGGTTTGTAGGATATGTTGGTTTTGTAATAATCTGACGTTTCAATACGTCTTAATTTTTGTTTATTATTATCAATAATAATTGCTGTTGCCATTAATCAGTTACATCTTCAAGGATAATCATGCTACCTTGTGCTACTGTCCATACTGTATCTGCATTAGATAACTCGATATCAAAGATATCTCCTGTTTGAAGATTATGTGATTCTTCTGCTAAAAGTCTAACTGTAAATTCTCCATCTAAATCATCTGCATCTGCTGCTGGATTTAAAGCCATAACAGTGGTTGCGTTGTCTGTAATTACTCCAAGATCTGCAACATCATTTGGTCTTTTAATTTTCATAGCAATGTCCCAATCTTCTATTACTAAGGGAGATTGTTGATCATCTGTTACGTAAACCTTAAATGCTGAGGTATCACCACGAACTACTGTCCATTTAACAGTTGGGGGTTTTGCACCTACGTTATATAAATCTTGAGAAGAGTTTCTAAGAGTGGCCATATCATAATTATATCATCTTTGAAGAAATAATTATGAAAGACCGTTCTTTAATGCTCCCCAAGTACCGTTACCTTTAGCGGTAACTACTAAAATTCCATTTGTTGCATCAGAATATGCACATATAGCAATTGCACCAGCACCACTAGATGGACGTGTTGCCGTTAATCCTCCACCATCTTTAACGTATAAAATATCTCCTGCTACAAATGATGATGTATTTACTCCAGGAAGAACTCCAGATACCACGCACACCCCATCAGCGTTATTAGATGTTGTTGATCTCATTAATCCAAGTATTGGAGCAGTTGTTTCTGGTAATGCTTTTGCAACAGTAGTTTTAGTAGAAAAACCAGTTACATATACAGGATATCCAGCATTAATTGAGGTTCCGCTAATATTTTTAACATCCAACTTCATGTAAGAAAGACCTAGACCAGCAAGGGTTGTATCTAAAGTAGAAGTTAAAGACTCTATATCTCCGTGAACATTTACATAATCATCAACCTGTGGAAATGGTAAGTTATATGTTCCTGATAATCCTGTTGCCATATAAATATTATATCATTTTAAATAATTTTTTTTAATTATCTTACTAATATAACATTTTTAATTTGACATGCTGGCAAATAGATGTTATACTTGATATATGACACCTACCAAGGGTGTCATGTTTTCTTAGGAGAGAACTATGAAAAAAGATAAAAAATTTTTAATAGGATTGCTCGCAAGTCTTGGATTGTTTTCAGTATTCTTGAATATTTCTAATGCTCAAGGTGTTGAAACTAACCTGAAAAACGATAAATATGCAACATTTACCGCTGAGGCGGTTTTTTTGCTTTCTAGGCCAGATCACCTAGACAAACCATCTAGAGATAACGTAAGGACCCTTGCTGAGTATCAGGACAAAGGACAATTTACAGATATTGAATTAAAAACTTTGCTATCTGCTTGTGGATTTGAAGATAGGCGTTTAGTTGAAGCCTGGGCTATTGTTAAAAAAGAATCAATGGGCAATGCTCTAGCCTTTAACGGTAATAAGAAAACTGGAGACAGTTCTTATGGTTTATTTCAAATCAACATGATTGGTGCTTTAAATGATGATAGAAAAGAAAAATATAATTTAGATTACACTAGTCAACTATTAAATCCATCTATTAATTGTCAGGTTGCTTATATTATGAGTGATGGTGGTAATGATTGGGGACCTTGGAAAGGTATTACATCAAAAACTAGAGAGTTTATGTATCAGTTTCCAAAAGATTAATCTATTGGGTAGGCATTGTATACATATAATGAATCTGCTACTATTAATCCAAATGGCTCTCTTATAAAATCATAAACTTCTCTATCTTCTTTTACAATTTGAATAGAGTCAATATTGCAATAAGGAACAGTTGTTTCATCTATGTCTTTAACTATCTTATCTCCTGATTGTAAATCAGAAGAAACTATAAATTTTAATTTTCCATCTCTTATTGTTAATATATCTTCTTGAGTTGAAAATCTTTTAAATTTATCACTATTAACTATTACTGTTTCTGAAACTTTTGTTATTTCAATATTTTTAACTTCAGATTCTAAAGTTTGATATTCTTTGTTTAATTCAGATGACCAATTTTTTAAACCATTGTGATCTGTTATTGGTAAATCTTCAAATATTTTAGTTATTAAAATATCACCAATCTTAATATCTTTTGCCAACACATAACCATTTTTTGTTAAAACTGGAGTATCTTGGTCTATACATACTGGGACTGCTGGAGAAAAACCAAATACTTTAAATGGAGAAAATCCAAATGGAGAAAAACCAAATACTTTAAAAGGTGTAAAACTAAATACTGAAAAAGGTGTAAAACTAAATACTGAAAAAGGTGTAAAACTAAATACTGAAAAAGGTGCAAAACTAAATACTGCAAATGGAGAAAATCCAAAAACACCGAATGGAGCAAAAGAAAATGTCCTTATTGTTAAATCTACTGGTGTTTCATAATTAGCAATTGTTGCTGCTGACGGATTCTGATCAACAACTTGACCTGTATATGGTTGTTGTCCAGCATCTCCAGATAGTGATTCTGTAACATTTCCAACAATAAAACCTTCAGAAACTACATCAGATTGTGCAGTTGCACTAGTTCTTCCTATAAAGTTGGGAAGAATTTTCATTCCTTTTGCTACGACATATTTAACTAATTTACCAAACATGTTGTACCTACGCTATCAAATCACCAACAAGTAGCCAAGTGTTTGTGTCAATTTTAAATATTGATGCACCTGTATACCTTGCTGCAATTGACTTGTTTGAATTCTTACTATTTATAGTTACACCAGAATTTGGAGAAAATGTTACAGAACCTGTGTTCATTCTAAAAACATCTATCTCTGATCCTATTGGAAATGCTACTTCTGAGTTTGCTGGAATATTTATAGTATAGGTAAAGGTAGAATCAAATGTTATAGTTTTTCCAATATCATTTAAACTTATATCATAAGAAGTATTGCTTGAGGCTGTTTGTGCATTAAGTGTAACTGTTCCTCCGTGTGGAACCCATCTTGTACCGTCATAATATTGTATTTGATTAATAGCAACAGCATCAGAATTTTGTCTAATAAAACAAACCGTTCCTCTTACTGGAGAAGTAAGTGCACCATCTCTTGCTGCAGGATTTAAAAAGTTATTAACTCCAGCCTTTGCCTGAACCACAGAATTAATGTCTTCAAAAACAACGTTATTTAAAAAATTATGTGTTCCAGTCCATTCATAATTAGATCCAGTATTAATATTGCCACCGATTGCATACCAGGTATCTGTTCCTTCGTCATAGACGTAGGCAACTTTGCCAGAATTATTTAATGTTGCCATTATACATTCAGCCCCAATGATCTTAATTCTGCTTCAGTTAATCCTAGTGCAACTAATTTAGCAATTGCTATTTCTCGTAAAATCTCATCATTATTAGACATTATTCACCTATTGTTTTCCATATTCCAGCACCATTATCATAAATTTTTAATAATAAAGGGTCTGATCCTTTTACAACCCACAAAGTTCCATCAGTTGGTGTAGATGGTTCTGAAGAAGTATATATTGCTGTTGGATTTGTTGGTGTTGAGTTTGGAGAAGAGTCGGTATCTAACCAAAGGTATCCTTCTGGCTTACCTGTTGGCATTGTTGTTTGTGCTATGGCTCCAGTGCCTAATGTATTAATTGCATCTATTGAATCTTGAATATTTTTTAAATGATAGGCAATTGATGGATTTACTAATTGTTCTTCGTCAGAATTTCCTGTATTATAAGTACTAGATCCATAATGATACGTTCTTAGAGCAGCCTGAATATCTGCAGCATCGTCATAGCCTGGAATTTTAGTTGAATAAAGATTTCCTATACTAGTATCAGCCATTGTTAATCACCATCATCATTATACCACGATAGATATTGAGAAATGTACTGATTTTGAACCACTCAAATCTAACCAATCTGATCCATCAAAATAAACTGCATTTACTGTTATTGGTAAAACATAAGTATCTGTTTCTGGATCTGTGATCAATGATCCAACTTGAAAAGATGTTGCCACTGGATATTCATTTTGAATGTTTAAATTAATATTAAAATTAGAACTAGTTAAGGTTTCTGCTGTAGATAAATCTACTATATTTACAACTGGAATATTAAAAGTTTTTTCTCCATCAACAAAAGTTCCACTTAAATTTGCGTGGTATTGATTTGGATTTAGTTTTATTAATGGATACCATTGATATATACCATCTATTCCAGCATTATATTGATATAGATATGAATAGTTGTCATCTGTTTGTAAAATATTTATACATAAATCTTTTGGATTTATACCTTCAATTGTTAATGCTTCATTTGGATTACCAACTGATGCGTATATTAAACTTCCACGATCTCCTTGGGGACCAAAATCAATCTGTACGTCAATCTGTTCTGGCCCACCAAGAACCAATAAGTCTTCTGTTGATAATACTACCTCTGCCAACTTATGCTCCTGTTACGTCTGCTTCTACGCTTATGGTTCCTTTTAATAATGTATAAACTTTATCTGAACCATTTGATATTTGAACGTCATAATAGTATGTTGTTCCCGCAACCAACTGTCTACCTACTGACGGCAATATTACACAAGTTACTTTTGTTTTTTGTGCATTAATTTCTGCTTCTCCACCAACTAAAAATGATGGTGAAGGTCCAGTTGCTGATGCAATATTAAATGAAGAGGAATATCCGTTTAAATCAAACGATGCACCAGATGCTATTTTGGGATAAATAGCAAACTCAAAAGTGTCGCCTTCATAATAATTAAAATTTTTAGTACCTGGAAATGACATACTTCCTCCTAATTTATTATATCATTAATCTATTATTTATTTTTTTATTTTTATGGTTTTTGACAAACCTGCTGAATCTGTTATTTTTATAACAGGAGGTAAATCATTTTTAATATTTGATATTTTAATTATTGGCATTATAGAGTTCCACTTACATCGCCAAGTACTGTGATAGTTCCTATAACTGGTGTCCAAACAGTATCGTCGATTGTAACTTCTAAGTCAAATATAAGTTCAGCAACGTTAGAACGGTACGTAGAACCCCAATAAGCAGACAAACTTGGGTCTACCTTTATCTGGACATACCCTGAGCCTGAAACTACTGTCAGAGGGTCGATTATTTCGGTTTTAGGGTCATATGCGGAGGCAAGGTAAGTCCATCCTGTTGTGTCGTAATGAGTTGCTTCGTCGTTTTGTAAAAAGTCAATTCTTATGAGAGAAGAGTCTCCACGAATTATTTGCCATTTGATGGTGGCGGGGTCAGATCCAAATTTTTCTACGGTTGTACACATATTAGCATTATATCATTTTATTAAATTAAAAAGTCCAACACCTAAGAAGCGGTGGGTATCGAGAGCAACTCAGGTGTTAGATATAAAATTATATCATGCCAGGTATATAGAAGGGTTGTGGATAAGTTGTTAATAAAGAATTCACCAAATCGTTATAATTGGTTTTTAAGGTTTGTGAGGGAAATTATATTAAGCCAGGAAAACAATGTGTATAATTAATATATATAAAGAAAAAAAGAATATCCTAATACCTTAGATATCTTATATATATTATATATAAAGATATATTATATATAGATCGAAATTATTTTTTAGGCTTAGAAGGTTTTTTAGAGTTTGACAATAAGATGTCATAGATGATTTCTACCTTTTGCTCTAAGCGGTTTACTTGATCTTTGATTGATGATCCTGAGTTCGGACGAAGTTCGCTGAGATAATGTTTTACCATCCATCTAACGCCTAAAGCGAGAGATCCGATTATGGATATAACACTCACGATAAGTTCGGCAGCCATTCTGATTTCCATTGTAGTAAAATTATAACAGCGTTTTACATTTTTTTGAACGGTAGTTCGATCGCCCGACAAATAGAAGTAACAAACCTTAACATTGACAATCTCTGCATGACACATGCTAATATGTCAAAGGTATTGGTTAATATCTATGGATACGCTATAATGGTAACAAGACCGAGAAAGGGTATAAAAATGTATAGAGATGAAGCCGTACAACTAATGTGTGACACTGTTAATAATTACAATAGAAGTCTTGTAGATTCTGGTGCTATTTCTTTAACAGAACTAGAACAATTTATTGAACAGGGTGCTGAACAATTAAACTTTATGAATGGTTTGTTATATGACACATTAAAAGATCATGGTGTGATTTCGTAATTGAGTAAGTATAAAGATATTAAGCCAGCAATATTAAACAATTTTTTTACACCAGCAGAATATGGTGCTTTATACCGTCAAATAGTTGATGCATATTCAAAAGAAAAAACTGTTATACCAGATACTGGTTATTTTGCTGTTGTTGATTTTATCAAACCTAATATCAAAAATATTTTAATATCTAAAATGAAAGAAGCAACCAAAGATGACATTGTGGATGTTTATGTACACTATGCCAGATATACGTTAGAAACAGGATATAAACCAATATTAGCCCCACACTTTGATAGGGGTTTGGAGTATGCTAGTTATACGTTTACTATTGTGTTAGATACTACGTTAGATTGGCCAATAAGTGTTGAAGGCGTTGAATTCAATCCCCGCCAAAATGATGCAATTTTGTTTTCAGGATCACACCATGTTCACTGGAGACCACACATAGAATTTAAAGAAAAAGATTATTATGATATAATTGTTTGTCAATTTGTAGATAACAAACCCTTACATCTTACAGAAGAGTTTAAAGACGATATGGACAATAACTTTGTAAAATATGTGAGACAATGGGAAGAAGAGTTTGGATCAATTGATCTAGCAGGAGGAAAATATGAGCATTAAACCAGAACCACATGTAGAAGATAATTTCTTTAGCCCAGAAGAATATGGTGCTATTTATGATACCGTCGTAAAAACCATGCAAAGAGGTTTAGACGAAGCAGGAGACAAGTATGCTTATATGACCAATGTAACAAATAATGGGTTTTTTGTTTTAACTGAAGATGAAGAAGGAAAAGTTAAATTTCCAGACTCTATTAAAGAAAAAATTAGAAAAAAAATGGAAATATTAGTTCAAGAACCAGTTCAACCTATTGGCCTCATGTTTGCTAGATACACACATGATTCATCACTTCCTAGCCTAATGCCACATTGTGACAAGCATCATAAAAAACAACACATTACAGTAAGTATTCAACTAAACAAAACAGTTGATTGGGACTTTTGGGTTGAAGATAATGTTTACCAAACCGAAAAGAATCAAGGTGTTTGGTTTTCTGGATCCCATCACAATCATTTTAGACCAGACTCTAATTTTGGTCCAGAAGACTATTACGATATTTTCTTATGTTCTTCTCAAAGAATTAATGATACTGGGGAAGATTTAACTCCAGAGTGGTTTGATAAACAAGAAGAAAACTTTAGTATAGCCTTTGATAAATATAAACATTTATTTCCAAAAGGACTACAAAAACAATATGAAGTAGACGGCTGTCAGTAAAAATCTGAAAAATTTTTAATTTGGCTTTTCTTCGTTATCTTCCCATAATTTAAGTTGACCTATACAGTCAGTATCGTACACACAACAATCACAACTAACTACCTCGAAATATTTATCGTATAGCATGATGCTTATAGTATACACCCAAATAAATACCCCCAACGTACCAAAGGCAGAGGATGGGGGCCTGGTTCTCAGAGAGCATGTCCCTTACTAGATCCGTATAAAATATTATAAAACCATTTTTACTAAAATCTGAATATTTTGTTTAGATGTACGATGCACGATTTAAAAAAATAATTTAACAAAATATAGTGAGCACTTTTTATAGCACCCACTACACACCCTGCTTGATTTTTAAATTAGTCCTTCATTTTTTAAACAAGGAAAAACTACAGACACTTCACCTGTTGCGTCATATTCTTCCCACCCACCTTGATTGTATATAGCAGTAATGGCTCTATCTACTTCGATACCCTCGCCATATAGAAACACATTTGATAGTGTCTCTGCTGTGTATTTATCTACGCAATTACTGGTGTTGAAATACTTATGCCAAACCCCTATCGCTAGTATCGTGAACACTATTGTGTATCCTACTAGGCGTAGGTTCTTGCCTCGTTGTGTTAGTTTCATTTAATCACTACCTCGCTTATTTCTGCACCTAGTGCAATAGTATTTTGGATAATCTCTAAAGCGTGAGCAATAGAGTGTGTTTCGTAGATGAAAGGCACATCTAGGCCGTCACCTAGTACGCTAGTAATACTTATTGAGGATATCATTTTGCTACCTTTCTTGATAGTCTAGTTAGATGACAATCGTAGCATGTTGCTATATTGTGTAATTCCTTAGTATTCAATACTAAGTTTTTTATTCTGGTGCTTAGCACCATTTTGGTAATAGGTGTTTCGCATATCATGCAAACACAACTAATGTCTATAATTTGTGTATTCATATTTTAATCCTTTCAAGATTTTGTTTAATTTAATTCTTGGGGGTCTTATTTGCTAGGCTCACCCTCTTGAAGAGGTTTATTTGCTAGGCTCATACCCTTGCACATCTCTATTTAGTTATATTCTAAACCTATCATGCTACCCTGACAAAGTCAAGACGACACGCCGTAGGTTAGTCACTTATTTAGTGTGACTTTCCTCACTTAGTCTAGATTCCTCTAGTCTAGTAAGGGCTTCCCATATATGGGCTGGTACTTTGTTATCCATTTGTACCTCCTTAATTTCTTTCATACTTTAACTCTAGCAGGGGGGTCTGACATTTTTGACCTATTTAGATGAACGCAAGGTTAACTCTAGATGAACTAATTTAGGGTTATCAACAGGCAACACGCTGCAATGTGCATAAGGTTATACACACCTGTGGATATCCTGTGGATTCGCCCGAGCCCTCGCTGATCATAGCGTATGCTTTACGTACGAACTTAAGTACCCCCCTCTCAGGGGGCAGGGTGTGTTACAACCTAACGAATGTAGGCCAGGTAATTCCACAAGCCTCTTGAAACTTAGCGTCATTGAATCTTTCATTTTCAGCCAAGAACAAATCGCCAAATTCCATAACGATTTCTTCAAAAGTAGTTTGAGGAATTTCATCTCTAAATTCTTTTAGTAAAGAAGCAACTTTTTCGAAGTGTTGTCTAGTCATCATTTTTATTTCCTTTGTTTGTAGTTATTTTTACTTTATCACATACCACTGACAAAAAGCCACTCGACACGCTCGGGCAAAATCGGACATTTTGTTTATTTACGTACGACACGCCGACCCCCCTCCCCCAATTTGTCAGACCCCTGTGGTAGGCTGAAAGCATAAGGTAAAAGTTAGGATATAAAAATGGGTTTTATAGAAATAGTAGATATAGACGAGAACGGCGTGTCCGTTACAGATTTGTCAGAGGCTTCTGATATTGTAAGATTAGAATTGTGGTTAGCACTACAAAATGAAATGAAAGGTAATAAATAAATGAATAAACAAAATAAAATAGATTTAATTCATAGCGAATTAAATGCAGAATACAATGACAGCATAATGGCTGACTACGCATTACTTGGTACACTAAAAGCAATAGTGACTATTGAACAATTAGATAAGTTAATTAAAATGAAAGGTTGGAATAAATAATGAGTTTAGTATGTTGGAGATGTGAAACAGATATCCCTATGAATACCCCTGTGCATGATAACAAATATGCTCTTTGCTATGATTGTGCTATGGATAAGGTTATGGCATGAAAGGTATCAAATGTTTATTCTGTGACGACTATGACACAACAAAAGATATAGATAAAGATTGGTTTCTATGTCTGTCTTGTGGTATAGACTATGAGTTAAAAGATAATAAA